TCGAATTTCATAGCATAAATATGTTTGCAGTATCTCTTTTCATCTAGTAACGGTGTCCAGTAATCAGTTATCTCAGTAATTGTTCCGTTAAAGGCTTGATAATCTTTGTAACCTGGCATTGTATCTGCAACAGCTCCAGGTATTGAAGGGTCTGATGTTCCACGGAGATAGACCTTACCAAAATCTTCAAATACGCCAGGAAAATCTCTATTGACATTAATGCCTGTTGTATTTACATCGAGACCAGAAGGAAAAGGATTAACCGTACCGTCTTGGATATCATAATTTTCAGGCGAAACAATATGCATCGCACGATTCTCCAGAGCTGAAGTCATCGCTCCGTTTGCGACCTTACCGAGCAATGTCATAATTTCATAACGACCTGGCTTTAGTGTTGCTACCTTGGTCCTTGGCATGTATCTACCTTTTCTAATGCCGAGGCTTGAAACATAAAAGTAATCACGATGACTAAAGTCTTGACAAGAACAACAATATCTTGCACCTGACATTAAGAACCTGCCGACATGTGGCGCTGTTCGTGCAGGTGTAATCAATATTCCGTCGATCGTTGACTCAACACTTCCGCGTTTCCTTAACTTAAGAACACCCGTCTCTTGGTTAAGATCCTCAAGAATCGCTTGCGTAAAACCTAAACGCAAGTTGGTACTTGGATCAATCGTGTTCTTTGTAATTGGCACAGGATTACCATCGGCATCTGTGATACCTGGAACAAGGCGGTCCTCTAAGATAAATCCATTGATAGGTTTTAATGCTGGATTACCAAACAAAGGGGGAACATAAAGAGGAGGAGGCAAGACATTAGATGCACTCCAGTTACCCGTAAGTGTTACGTACCAGTAATCGTCATCCTCTGTGACAGAGGCAATAGATAAAGGTGAACCAGAATCGGGGTCGAATAAGTTATCAAAACGAAGGCTGCCTGGGTTAACAACACCGGCCCAGTGCATGCCAAGTTCTTTATTTTTTGTTGGAAAACCTTTAAACATACCAGCCACTTGTGGTGGATTCTGGCCAGGAGGTATAGGTGCCCCTCCAGTGGGAATTAGGTATGTAAAGGAATAGTCAAAGTTTGTATTTTCACCTGCGTTGACGGCAATCTCCCAGCCACGCCTCCAGCGGCTCCAGGAAGCCTCTCTATCGCTTGTATAGATCGAGTTGGGTATACTGCCCCCAAACTCTGATTTAATGGGCTTCACGGCGAAATCAGCGGGCTTCTGCGTAAAGCCGAAGCCACCAAGAGTACGCCTCGAACCCATCAGTAGTATCCGCCTTGTGCAGTGACGTGTGCTCCGCCAGCAATACCACTACTGAATGAACCGGCAGGGAACACACCAACGTACAAGCGATCACCTCGCTCCAGGTAAATACCTTTGTTGCGTAAGGGTGCGGTTTCTCCTAGGCCAGTGGTATTGCCTGCAGAGACTGCCGGGACAGAAATCTGAGGCATCACATCAGAACAATCAACCTGCTCGACATCTACACCAAGGGTTTTTTTGAACAGGATATCGTAATCTCCGCTGGCGGGAATCGGATTAGTCGTGTTACGGGTTTGGTAAAACACGAAAGTAACGGCGGGAAGCGTTACTGAATTCAGAGGCTGATAAGAGAAACCAGAGGTGTTACCTGTTGCAAGACCGCTGTAGATGATAGAAGTGTTAACAGCAACCTGAGCAGTTCCGGTGTAAGTGTAGTAACCGATACCAGACTCTGCTGCGGTACCTAAAACACCTGTATCTTCAATATAAACAAGCTGACCACTGGTCAAAGAAATTGTGGTGCCAGATGTAGTTGTATTTACAACGTAGTCAGGCTCTCTGTAAAAGGTATCGCGAGTGATGGTGATCGAATCGACAATACCGCCATTGTTGTTATCGCTACTTAATGTAGCGTCCATGTCAACCAGAATGGCAGGAACCTGACCACCCTGCACATTAAGATCATAAGCACTACCGATGGTACCGCTGCCAGCGATCTGTGTGGTGACCCTTACATGATCAGAAAGGGGACGATCAACCAGTAGTGGTTGCTTATTGGTGGCTGTAGACGACAATTTGACCTCCTTTCACAGCAGTTTCGTTTTGCTGCATTCTAATGTTACTTTACTGAATTCTAATACAATAGTGGCCTTTTGGGAACACAGTGTTCTTATTCTTCAGAGAAACCTGACAAGCCACCAAACTGTTGCAATTTACCTACAAAATCGGATGGTAACCGATTATACAGCAAATTCTGGAACGCACTAGGGTTGCTGGCTATCGCCATAAACTGATCAGTAGATGATTTCATCTTGGGTTCACGGAAATCCCAACGCAACCTTGCGTGATATTTAGCAAGCTGCGTTGGATCCAGGGTGCTCAAGCCACGGCGGTAATATTCACCAGGAAGGTAATCCCCTTCGATGGCGTCAACAAAACTAAAAGAATCGCGTTGCTGTGCCATGCTTACAGTCCTAGTTTGCCAAGGATATCTTTCTGGATGCGCTCTTTGAACAGATCAAGAATCCCCTTGGCTCGATCTCTTTTCTTTTCAGTTTCGGGTAAAGGTTGTCCCCTCAGTGCACCAGGGATAATATCCTCAACCGGTCTACTGGAACCCGTCGGTTGCATGTTACCGCTACTTGGAAGTTGCATTCCTCCTGCTCCTAATTGTTGCTTGCGTTGTTCATAAAAATCATAAAGATCTCCCAGCCCTTTGACTGGTTGGCCATATGCACTAACACCTTGCGCAGTAGGCAACGAAGCCCATTCAGGTGCAAGCTTATTAATCACGGTGCCAAATTTCTCACCCCTTTGGAAAGGGTCTAGACCACCCCGAATGTCAACCAGATAAAGAGCTGCGAGATCTTGTTCTCTAGGACCAAAACTTTGCAGGCCTAGTGCTTTAGACGCTCTTTCGTAAGTTCCGGGTAAAAACTGATAGGCGCCTGCAGCTGCACTAGAGTAACCGGGAGTCCTTACAACTTGGTCTGGATGCCTACTAAGATCTTCAAAGGTACCGCCTCCAAACATGGTGCGGTAACCTTTTTGCAGATCTTTAGGATCAAAAGTACCTTCAGCCTTGCGAATTGTATCCAGCAACGCACGAGTTTGAACACTCGTACTCGGATCCTGGAGAAGCTTTTCGTATTTGGCCCGTAGTTTAGACATACCTTAATGCATTCACATAGCAGGACGGAAGGATTGCAGGCGTTGCAGATACTCAGCTTTCACGTCATCGGGGAGAGCTTCAAATTCAGCGGGGAAAGGAGATTCACCTGCCATGGGACGTGGTTGTGCAAACATCGATTGATTGGGGTCCATCGCTGCTTGCTGTTGGGAAACATTACCCATCGCTTGATCAAGTTCTTGACGAGCCATATTTTGCGCGGCGGCCTGGGCAGAAGCTCCTTCATTTTGCATGGGTGCTTCCCCTGCAGTTGAACCAAAGTAACGCTGCATCAATGGATTGGGAGTTCCAGGCCCGGTTGCGCCGTACATAGAACGGTTGATCATCATCCCTGTGTTCGGATCATAAGCTTGCATGGGCCTGCCACCCGCCGCAAACATACCCGCTTGTTGTGCTTGATTATACACCTCTTGCTGATAGCTGCGTTTTGCAACAGGGTCAGTAAAAGGCTCAGGGGTTGTATCCTCTAATTGTGCCAGAGCATTTTTAGGAGCACGAAGGTTGCCACGTTCATCATATACAGGATCTTGGCTATGGCCAATAGGTAACCGTTGACCATAAACATTAGCACCTTCAGGAACCTGACCCGGCGCAAACATCGGGGGTTCCTGCGGACTAATCACAGGACGCCCATACACATCAGTGCCATATTTAGCAGCTTCCTCAGGTGTATACATCGGAGGCTCTGGTCCAGTTAGGCCACCGAAGCGTGGTGCATTACGAGTGATCAAAGGAACATTCTCGGTCTCCATGTCACCACGACGCCAAGTGCCAGGGACAGCTTTCCCTGTTGTTGGGTCAACACTCACAACACCCCAAATGCCACCTTGTTGAGCAGGGGCAGTCTTAGACCTGGCCTGAGCTTTGTTCGCTTGACGCTCTGAATAACTACCGATGGGCATAACTATCTCCAGTTAAGGTTTAAATAAATACGGGTACCGACTGCTACATCGGCTGGTCCAGGGAGGGCCTGAATAAATTCAGCGCCGGAACGTTCATAACGATACCGGGCCTGCATTGGATCTTTGTAGTTCGGTACATAAAGAATATAAGCAAGACGATTCGTCTCAAACAAATAAACTTCGTTCCAAACTTTTAAAGCTTCTAGTGTATTACTAGAGGCAATTGTGCGGTCGACGTCGCCTCGGATTGTTTCGATCCTTGTAGACGGCGGTGGATCAGCATCAACTTGAGTCTGTTTCTCAGCAATTTCACAACGTCCAATTTGATAAACAATCTTGTCGTAAAAGAAAGTATCTGGAATTGTGTTCATTGATTCTTCCAGGCGAGCATAATCCCCCGCTGGAACAGAAACAGTAAAATACCCAAGGTGATACCTTACTCTGCTTTTGTCAAATTCAGATAGTTCCACCTAAACACCTCGGCATTTCCTAATTATAGAAGAAGTTATCACCATCAAGTAAAATCAATACCGAACTGATTGTAGTTAGGATTGAACCCCATACCCATGTTGCTTGATGTATATCCTTGCAAAAATTGAAAGGGGTTCAATGCTTGATCAAAGACTTGATTGAAGATTTGCTTTTTGACGGTATCCATAAGTCTCTCTGATGGGTCTTTATCCTCATCATCTTTATCTCTCTTAAGTCTTTGAGTTTCTAAATTGTATTGATCATGCCTACCGAATAAATAACTTTTAAGAACATCTCGCTCATACGCAGCGTCAGAATATGTAGGCAATGATTGCGTAGTCGTTCCCTCTGCACCTGTACGAACAGGCCCGGAACCCGTCGTAGAAGATGCTGGGGGTAGTTCACTCATGTGAAAGAAATTAACTTCATATGGTCCAGTACGTAAACTTGAAACGTTTCCTGCTCCCCCCTGAGAGGAGTGAGTAGCAACTTTACCTTGTCCCAAAAAACGAAGCTGTGTTCCCTCAGGTAAGCCCCAGTCTTCCCCTCCATGCATTTTATGCTCACCCGTAACAGGATGCTTACGCATACCCATCGGAGAAGTCATTGTTACACCAGGAGCTTGAATAAATTGTCCGTCACGTTGTGTATAAAAAGGCGTCCAGTTTTCTTCCCCTGGTTTCCGATATTGAAGATACTGACCAATGTCAGTTCGTGATTTAGAAAATGGATATCTTTTACCGTCTTTTAAAACCTCAAAATGCCCATGAGGACCAGTAGACATCCCCGTGGAACCAATACGACCAAGATAAGCTGCGGGACCGACGGCCATTTTTCCTTTTATTTTCTATTCTAACCTTGTTGTACTGATTTAAAAGTTAAAACCTTTGTTGTCTGATCTAAAAGCCATCCTAGGATGAACACCCAGGATGGCTGTATCTCCTTTCAAAATGTCGGTACCAAAATCAAACTTGCCTTTTGTAAAGTCATGACGCGGGTGCCGGTAATCGAATTCAAACTTTGGTGCCAAATCAGGCATCATATACTTACCGGCAATCCTCATGATTTAAACCCTGATTAAATCGGCAGCAATAACAGCGTCCCAGTCAACTCTTTTAATTTCTTTCAGTTGTTCAAGATTGTTAAAACGTTCACCTGATAAAGACATTTGTAAATCTTTAATATCCTTTGCAGTCTTCAACCCGATTCCTTTCACATGGTCAGCGATCATCTGCGGAGTAGCATTGTTAATATTCAAACGTGTTTCAGGGGGAAAGTCACGGGGCTGTTCTTTGTTAGCGCGATCCTTAATCTGCAGGGTCTTAACTTTTTTAGTGGCCGTTTTATCTTCTTCTAGTTCTGTTTTGTAAACAGTAAAAACGCGCCCATCTTGATCTTCAACAAGATACCAGTCGCCGTCATCCCATTCACTAACTATTTTTACGCGGGCGCCGGTTTTTTTGTGTTGATAAAGCATAGGGACCAGTGGTAATCCTGGTCCCATAATACCTTATTTTAGCCTTCAGCTGACAGTGCGAGCGGGAAGATATTGCTCGATGTCGTCGTACTCAGCGGCAACATCCGGTTGGATGTAGCAGATTTCCACGACAAGGTAACCATACTTACCGGCATTGGCATCGCCAGAAGAGATGTAGAAACCACCAGAAGTCGTGGTGGAATCAGCAGTTTCCTTGGCATACACCTTGAAGGTGGTGCCAGTGGTCAGTTCCTTGTAGACCTTACCAGCAGCAACGCCAGTGGCGCCAGTGGCAGTAAGGAAAGGAGTTGCGCTCAGTGCAGCGGAACCAGCGGCGAAGAAGATTTCACCAGCTTGGCTGCCGGACACAGTAGAAGCAAGGTTGGCTTGGATGAAACCTTCACCAACACCAGAAGCAGCAACAGGGCTACCGGAGTTATCGCGACCGAACGAAATAACGTTACCGGTGGCAGCGTAGATGCCAGAAGCAGTGCGATCATCGCCCCAGCCAGAAGCAACAGAAATGGTTGCGCGATAGCCGTAGGCGGGATAGGTGGAGCTACCAGAGACGACCATACCGGTGATATCGGTACGGGTGTCATCGTTCCGATATGGAGAAGGAACGATCACGTCGCCGGAAGCAACTGCGCCATCACCAGAAGTGGCGGTAACTTTCAGGTAACCACGCTGCTGGAAGTACTTGTAACCAGGAACAGCGAGTACGGAGGTGGGACCAGCGGCAGAGCTGTCGTTGGAACCACTGTCGTTGGTATCGATGTTTTTGTACCAGCCGTTCAGAGGTTCGTTCCAGTTGCCGGGGTAGATTTTTTTAGCGGACAAGTAGGACATTTATTTCTCCTGTGGGTTTATTGTTTACCAATATCAAACAGTACCATCGTCGCTGACGAAGCTGTAGGCAGTGGTCACGAAGTCCTTGTTCAGGATCTCGAAGCCAGCATACAGTTGCCAGATGAGGATGATGAAACGGCTGAAGTCATCGTTGTTGTTGATGAGCACCTGAGCGTTGGGACCACCGATACCCACGCCGATGGACTGGGGACCGAAGAAGAAGCCTTGTGCAGCTTCCTGAGAGGCATAGTTGGAACCGTCGTCGAAAGAGGTGGTAACGTTCTTGGTCGGGAAGTTGGTGGACTCGTAGAACTTCACGCCCTCGAACTGAACACCAGTAGGCATCACGGGCTCACCAGCCAGGAAATAAGCCTGACCAGCTTGGGGACCCATGTAGAAGCTGGTGTTGTTAGGCATCATGGGGTTAGCCATGTACATGCCTTGACCAGCGTTACCAGAGTAACGTGCAATTTCACGGAAGTCACTGTCACGACGCAGGTGCATCATGAAAGTGGGATCGCAGATGCAACGATACAGACCGTCAGCGAAGGTCGGAACATTACGCTTACGCAGATCCTTGACAACTTCCAGGAGGTCAGTGCGAACAGAGAACTGCTGGATTTGGTTACCGTA